AGCTTCAAAAATAAAATATACGACATTAAAGGGTTCTACCAATGGTAGGGCTCTTTTTTTATTGTCGAAAGGGATGATCACATGAGAGTACAAAACAAATTGGTTATTGAAATTGAGCCTACTGTCACCGAGGTTTGCGCGGTAATATCGGCAGTTGGCGCATTCCACCCTGGTCAAGAAGTGAAGTTCCTAGAAGGCATCCGCGCCGCACTGGATGAAAGGTTGAATATTCTTAAGCCAGACCAAATTGACGAAGGCAAAGACAAGGAGGAGCAACATGATTAATCAAATCAGGCATATTGCAACAACGGTATTCACGGCAGCTGTCGGATCTGGAAGTCGAGAAATAGCAGTGGGAGGCGTTGCCTCAATTACTGGATTGCTTGCTATGGCTGCAGGTTGGTTGGGGGGATATGACAAGCCTCTTGAATTGCTTATAGTGCTTATGTTTGCTGACTATGCTAGCGGCGTGGCAGGTGCAATTAAGACCAAGACAGTAAGTAGCGATATCATGTTTTGGGGTGGCATTCGTAAAGTGACCGTTCTATTCGTAGTCGGTCTGGCCGCATTGGTAGATGATTGGGTGCAGCCAGGAGCTCCTATATTCAGGATGGCTGCGATTCTCTTTTATGCTGGCCGGGAAGGGCTTTCTGTTGTAGAAAACTTTGGGGTTATAGGTGTGCCACTCCCGGACAAGCTTAAGGATTACTTAATACAACTAAGCGAAGATAAGAGCAAGAACAATCCAGCTAAGCCGGAGCACCCAGACAATGACCAATCTGCATAGGAGGGAATTCAGATGATTAAAGAAAAATATCCAATTGAGCGTCGTTATATCAATAAGCGCCAGAACGTTCGGCCCGGCACCCGGCTTGTATCGGGAACGCCGGGCTTTTTAGTTGCCCACGACACGGGTAATCCCGGAGCGTCAGCGGATAACCACTTTGACTATTTTCAAAAGCTGATTAACCGTTCAGCCTCCGCGCAGACATTTGTAGATGACAAGAATATTCTGGAGATCATCCCGACTGGTACCGGACCAGATCCGGCCGAAAAGGCCTGGCATGTGCTGTACAACGTGACCACGGACAACAAGCTCTACGGTGACGATGCCAATGACATTGCACTGGGTGTGGAGTTGTGCTTCGGCGGGAAGATCAACACCATCGAGGCATACAAGCGCTTTGTCTGGTACCTGGCATACTGCTGTGACAAGTGGAAGCTTAACCCGCTGACACACATCCCGAGCCATAAGCAGCTGGACCCGACCCGGAAGAGTGATGTTGATCAGGCGCTGACTACCATCGGCAAGACGCTGAAGGACCTGCTCTATGATGTAGTCAAGGAAATGCAGGAGGAACCGGCAGTCATCGTGGCCCCTGCTGCCGTGCAGTTGCCAGCCAGCGTAGCACAGGCACTCATTGAGAATTATGTATCCCCGGCGTGGTTCGCAGCCCGGAAGGCTGGCGACTCCGTAGGCACCCTACACCTGCACAATCTGGCGAATAACCTGCGCCTAGCTGCCCGCATTCCGTTGCAACCGGGATCAGTGGCACCGTTTACTCAGCTGCCGAAGAGCAACGTGCAGGAATTGGTGTTCCGGTGGTTATCTCCTGGCTGGCAGGCGGCAAAGGTTAAGGGCGACAAGACGGCAATGGCATTCTTCAACAATACGGCAAATCACCTCAGGTCAGCTGCAGGCATGCCCAAAGAATAGTCTTATGAACAAATAGCCGCTCAGGATGAAGACCTGGCGGCTACCATTTAATAATGGGGCAAAAATGGGGCAAAACGTTTAAATATGTTTGGCATCTATAGACGCTAGATGTCACTATGAATTAATTAAATCCCTTGTAGATATTAGAATTGGCATCATTAGAATTTATATGTCACTACCTCGTTTCAGCCTTCCAAGCTGATAGCGTGGGTTCGATTCCCATCACCCGCTCCATACTAAATTTGTCTCGCAACCCTTGCCCTACAAGGGTTTTTTCTTTGCGCATTTTTCGACAAACGGCTGACTACATTTTGTTCATGGGGCAATGGATGGGGCAATTTTGATGTTTTTTGGATTAAGACCCTCAAGCTTATCGACGACCTCTCGGTTAATGATATCAGATTCGTGAGTATATTCTGCACTCATGTCCAGCTTTGCATGTCGTAGCCGCTCCTGGATTGTCTTCAGATCGGAACCGGATTCTCGCAGCAGCATGCCAGCGGTGTGCCGGAGTCCGTGCAGCTTAACATGCGGAAGCTCATGCTTCTGCAGGAAGCGCCGCCAAGTCAATGTCGGGGTAGTGGGATAGTAAGGTAAGCCGTTACCGCCATGAAATAGATACTGCTTGTCTGCACCTTTCCACTTCCTACATTGCAGTTTTTCCTTTCGCCAGATTCGTTCCAATCGCTTTAATTCCTCCATATACCACGCGGGCATTCCCACCCAGCCCTCGCTGGACTCTGTTTTTACTTCGCCCACGATTGTATTTCCATCTTCATCCAGTGTGATCTGCTTATCGATCCAGATCGCTTGTCGCTCATGAGATACATCTTTCCACTCCACAGCTAGCAGTTCGCCGCGCCTGAAGCCGCCAAGCATACAACCTGTAAAGTATAGCCGCCAATTGATAGGAAGCTTGTAGAGAGCAATCAGGAGCTGTTCAACCTCCGTCCAGGAATAATGCTTCTTCCGGCTACGGATCTGTTTCCGTTCCTTCTTGCTTTGCCCTGGACGCTTTACCCCGTCCATAGGGTTGAAGGATATAACCCCCCAGTCCGTAGCTGCATCAAAAATGGACTTCGCGGCCTTATAAATATTAAGCTTTGTATTTGTGGCCAGTGGAGCATCAGTTTTTTGATTGGTCAGTTCTGAAAAGTATGTGACCAGGTGGAGCGTGGTAATCTTGTCCATCCGAATATCTCCAAAGGTCTCCATAAGCCTACCGTCCACGATAGCCATCGTGTTCTTCACGGTATAGCCACCCATGTTCTGATCGGCATATCCCTTTTTCCACTTTGGGACAAAATCTCGAAATGTGAGTTTACTGTCTTTACCCTTACCTGGGATCAGTCCGGATTCAACGGTATCTGTCCACTTCGCCAGTTCCAGCGTGAGCCAGCGTTCGGCTTTTGTTTTCGCCCGGGCGATTTCCTCTGGAATTTCTACGACCAGTGATTTTTTTGGCCGATTAACCTTGGAGGGATCGCGGGCTACCAGTTTGTACTTATTGCCTCCTAGATGTTCACTCCAAGCCATCTCAAATCACCTTCCTCCAATATGCGATTACAACTTTTCTACCTGTTCCTGTCAATTCTCCAATTAGTTTATTTCCATCTTTATAAATACGCTCATAAACAGGGATTTTAAATCTTGGCAACGGAGATATAACTGGATTATTTACATACATTGGATTTTCACCTCCTTAACAAGAATGTGTGTTCTATTTTTAGGCAGGAAAAGCCTCGGAAAAAGGAAGGACGAACTAAGGGAACGTTTTCGATACTCCCAAAGGTTCAAAATAAACTATATAATCTCCAACGTTTGTGCAAAGTCCATACTTTTTTAAATAATACTGAATTGATTGTTCTAGAAAGCCCTCAGTCACACCAAGTAATTCAGCAAATTCAAATTTATTTCTCACATTATCATTAAAAGCAAGTATAAAACTATTTAACGGAACAAGCTTTTCGTAAGCCCAATTAAGGGCACGTAGTTCTTGTTTTTTATTTCTGATATCATACTGATCAGTAATATCCCCATAGGTCGTATAGTAATGTCCAATTTCTTCAGCGAGAACACAGATTTTTTCAATATATGTATCAACAGACCGGTCGATCAGTATCACTTCGCCAGATGTTGTCTTCAAATAAAGTCCTTTCATATTTTCGGGCAAAATAGCTTTATCATAGACTCTTATGGGTATGGACCGCTGTAGTTGTTCGTACATACACCCTCCGCATTAATCTTCGTGATCAGCCAAAGCAATTTTCATTGCCAACTTAATTTTATCTAAATCCTGCCTATTTAATTTACCTTGATGCCCAATTCTATTAGCAGCCATAGTAATGATTTCTTCGTCAGATAAGTCATCGCTGATGTTTTCGTTCTGTGTATCACCATCTGCCAAATCATCTAACGAAACACCAAAGAAATTAGCGAGCTTTCGCATAGTTGATAGCTTGATGTTATCTGCGCCTTTATCGAATATTGCTACAACAGTTGTATAAGGAATGCCAGCACCTTTTGCTAACTCTGATCTGTTTTTAATTCCGTTCTTCTCCATCAAATCTATCAGCCTATCCGTTACCGTCATTTTTATACCCTCCATCGTAATTTCTATTACATAATATCACAATAAAGTTACTATGTATAGAAAGAATATACGTTGAAACGTAAATATATCATTAAAAGCAGTTGACAAACTACGTCACAAAGTATAAAGTCGAGTCATAACTACGATGCAACGTAGAAAGGGGGAAAGGACATGTTCCCTAATATCAGAGCAGAAATGGCTAGAAAAGGTTTGAAGATCAATTCGATGGCAGAAGTGCTGGAAATTAATGATCGAACATTGGGAAATAAACTTGCAGGGAAAACGGAGTTCACTTGGACTGAAGTTTCTCAAATACGCAAACGGTTTTTTCCATCCTGCTCTATTGAGTATCTGTTTGATCAGGACTGTCAGAACAGCACTTGATGAAAAAACGAGGAAGGAGGTTTTTTAAGTGACTACTTCTGACTTTATCGAAGCCATAAGAACAGATATTGCTAATGGATTGAGAGAAGAGATCCTCGCGGATCTTCAGCCAGAAATTCAACGTCAGTTACGGGCAAATATCTTTGATCTTCGTGAGGCTGCTGCATACATGAAAGTTTCCACACGTACCATTCAGCGGATGATTGAGGATGATGGACTTCCTTTTTTTCGGCAGAGGAAACAATTGTTTTTCCGTCAAATCGCGCTGGATGGATGGGTGGCAAAGAGGGAGACACAAAAGGAAAGGAGGGAATTGCTTGAGACTTAGGGTGAATATTCTTCGGTGCTTATGTGCTCATTTCCTCGCTGTTCGTGATGCTGCCAAGGATAACGGGCAGGAGGACGCTGCAGCCGGAGCATATCAAGCATTTGCGAATTACCGTGAGCTGCTGAATGACGCCTACGACAAAAGGCTGTCCGGTTTAATTACCGGACAGCCGTCACAACTATCAATTTATGAGACGAGGGAATTGAATGGACAGAAACAGATTAGTAACTGAAGCAAGAGCAGCGGGAAAAGCCGCGAAGCACAATCTCAAAATGATCCGGAAGAATCGGGCTGTGATGTTGCCCGGTGAACAGGAATTCGCTGAAGCACATCTGAACAACATGATCCGCATTGCGGAACTGGAAATGAAAAACGACCGCCGGTCAGGGCGATCGCAGTTGAGAGTCCGTCTAAAGAGCCTCGTTGTGTCTATTTTAACCGTAGATCAGCAGGAACGCAAGAGGGATGCTCGACCAGAGGAGGGGAAATATGCCACTTAATTTTACTCCAGATGAATTGATTGCGATTCAATTGGCTCTCGTAGATAAGTTAACAACTTTAGAAGAACGTCTTAAAACCTACGAACTGAAGAAACGTCCAGGTTATCACACCAAAGCATTGATCGGAAGCACCATGAGTGCTTTAGACAAAATCAACCGTTTGCCGCCTGATGAGGCCTGAGGGATACGGGCCGAAACCCCGCAAGGGGTCGCGGATATCCGCACACTTTAAATTTTGAGGAGGAACTGATTTGACAATGATTAAGAATTCGACGATTCCCAAGCACCTGATGCAGGATCGCTACTGGAGAGGATTGCTGTTCATCTTCTTGAACCACAGCAAGCTGCAGCAATATCTTTCCCCGGAGTATATTGACTTCGACGAGCTTACCGTGAAAGTGGACAAGCTTAAGCGGGCTTCCAAAGGCTGGAGCACATCGGAGAAGTTCATGCTGTCGCTGGCGCTTCACCTGTATAACGGCCGCAACAAAGTTGACATGGCTGAGGCGGATCGCTTGGACGATGTTAACACGGAAATTGTACTGAAGGCGCTTCGGCTCCGGTATGCAGGTTAATGACGGTACTGTCCAAAAGAAAAGCGACCTTCAGGAATGAGGTCCTAAAGGTCGCAGCTTGTCAAAATCGTCATCTGAACTATATCACATATTACCCGCCTTTGGTAGGGGGAATTCGAATGCTCTATGTTTTTAAAGGTGATACCGTGCGGACATATGACGGTGATGTAGGCGAAGTCCTTGAGATTTGGGGAATTGCCCGGCCGTTTGCCAAGCTTCTTCTGGAAAACGGGTCCAGGAGAATCATATTCCGTACAGAGGTTTCCGAGATTATTCGCCGCTGTCCTACGAAACGTGGTCGAAAGTAAAGGGGGCTGAATCCGATGGGAGCTCTTGCTGTTCAACAGGTAGTTCCATTTTTGGAGCATCGGGAACGGTGTTTAAAAAACACGCTTCCCCTGGTTTATAGCCTGGCACACAAAATGACTCCTCGCAGAGATGATTTAGAAGACTTGATCAGTGAAGGGACCATAGCTGTTTTAAAAGCCTATGATCGCTTCGATCCAGGCAGAGGGGTAAAGTTCTCCACATTTGCGTTCCCAGCCATTAAGGGAGCCATGTCAAATTATATTAGGGATCATTCCAGCAATATTCGTGCATCCACGGAAGCCGTAAGTATTGGACGACTCATTTACAAAAATAAACTTCACCATCTCTCCGAGAACGAAATAGCGGATCAGCTGAATATCAGTTTGGCTCAGGTTAGGTTTGGTCTTCAGTACATCCTTACTTTTCGACAAGCCTCCTTGGATCAGACACTTCCAGAAGGAGCTCATACCTTACACGATATCACCGGTGAAGAGGACAGCCACTCGTTGTTCTTTCTCCGTGAATTTATTGGTACGTTGCAGGGGAATGAGCCGAGAATATTCCTTGACCTCGTGAACAATGGTCATCTGGATATGGCTAAAATGAACAATCTTTCACCGATGGCCGCCAATGATGTTGTTCGGGAAATCAAACGTAAATTTAAATCATTTATGGAAATCAGCGAAAGCGAGGTACGGAAAATGGGAGATAGCAAAGTACAGACAAGAAAATTGAGCGCAGGTGAAGCCAAACAGCACGGAGTGACTACAGTATTGGATAGCATCGAATGGTTTGCAAATGCCTCATCCCCGGCCAATGCATCCGTTGGCGTGACAGGCACGGGTCTTCATTTCAACCAATTGGCGGCTAAGAAACTGGATGTCGCGGTGAAGCAATTTATCCAAGTGGGATTTAATGCGGACTTGAAGCGCATTGTCATTCGTAAAGCGGAATCCGGCATTAAGCTATCCAAGGGGTACGAGAGTGGCGCAGTGGGCGCTTCTGCAAAGCAACTCTGCAGTTGGTTAGCGTCAAAGAATATTAGCCGTCGCCGTTATGCATTGGAGTATGACGAAACGGCAGAAGTGTACTTCCTCCAAGTTGAGGTTGCTACAGAGAAGCGATAATGATAACGGTCATTGATCCTAGAGCAGTGGAGATTATTGAACTCAAGCTCAAACCGTTTATTCTGTCCGGATGCCCGGTGGAGCGAGTACAATTAGTCGTTTGTTCTGAGGCCCAACTAGCCACGTTAGAATCCATTTCAACAATGTACGGAATGCTCCGAGTGGAACCAAGCATGACGGTTCCACAAGGCTATTCCTATCTCATTGAAGATCCAGGACGAAGGGGAAGGCGCTTCTCCTGGGTGACAGCTAAGATCAAACAGTAATCAGCAAAGAAGGTGTACAGGTGGACTATGCGAAGGAGACGGGTTCCTTTTATGACTGGCTTGAGACAAACACATTAACCGATTCTGCGATTGCTCTTTGGCATGCCTTAATGCACACATGCAGCAAGGCAGGTTGGCCGGAGGAATTCTCCGTAGCGGTATCAACCTTATCCACGAAAGCAGGGTTGAAAAAGGATGCGATTGGTCGGGCTCGTGTGAAGCTGCAGGAGATGGGGCGGATTGAATTTGAAAGTCGTTCAGGCCAACAATCCGCCATTTACCGTATCATTCCGTTTCACATTGCGGCGCTTAAAACGACGCAAACCGCGTCGCAAACCACGCAGAATAACGATAGTGGCGTTTTAAGCGACACAAACCGCGTCGCAAACCGCGCACAAACCGCGTCCATTATAAAAGATCTTTCTTCTTCTTCTGCCTCTTCTTCTTACGAATCGTTTTATGCTGCACACATCCGAGTCTTCGGTTTTGAATGTAATCCTATTCAAGTTCAGGAGCTTGGGGATTACATAGAACAGGATGGAATGGACGAGGCGGTCGTAGTTAGAGCCATTGAGAGGGCAGGCTTGAAATCAAAAGAGGGGTATAATTTCAGCTTTATACTCCGGATCTTAAACGACTATATCGACGCTGGAGTGAGAACGGTAAGCGCAGCGGTGGCAGCGGATGAGCAGTACCAGGCGAAAAAGGAGAGCAGCTCGTCCAGTCGGCCCAATCCATCCAGACCATCCAGCCGTTCCAGTCCACCTGTACAATCTTCAAAGCAGCGAAGGTCTGACGATTTAAGACGTAAAGCAGAGGAGGCGAGAAGGCTTGAAGAGATCACAAGTCATTGACCTGTTGGCAAAAATTCAAGAGGAGTATGCACAGGTAGACGACAGCGACAAAGAAATTCAGCGGCTGTATGACAACCTGAAGGACTTCCCGTTCGACGTCGCTTGTAAAAACGTGGAGCAACACATTTTAACAAACCCATGGCCTCCGAAGATTGCGCAGATCCGCGGCGGTGCCGGTGATCTACGGGATCAGCGAAAAGCCAAGGATCAGACAGCAGAGTATTTTGCAGAAAGGGACAAAGCTCAAGCAGCTGCTAAGCCGATGCCCGCAGGATGGAAGGAGGATCTTTATGCGCGACTTAAATCGGGAGCAGCCGCACGATATTGAAGCCGAATGGTCTATCCTTGGAGCAATCATGATTGATACCACGGGAGAAGCGATAGATAAGGCGATTTCTATAGCGCCGCAAGTATTCTATGATCCGATGAACCGGACAATCTTCTCAGGAATGGTGGACCTTCACAATGCTGGTGAGGAAATTGATATTCGGTCTCTTACAGGGATATTGCTTCAACGGAAAAGCCTAGATAAGGTCGGCGGTGTTCATCATCTCACCCGTATTGCCCGTTCTTCTCCAACAGCCGCAAATATCGAATATTTCATTGGCATCATAAATAGCAAATTCACTTTACGGCAAGCCCTGAAGGATGCTCATGCCCTCATTGAGATGGTGTATGAAAGCGAGGACGCTGACAGTGTCGTGTCCTATGCTCTAACCAAGTCTGCCGCACTTTCTGACCAGTCTGTTTCAAAGCAAGACTTTAAATCTACTAGAGAAATCGGAATGGCACTGATTGAAACGATCGAGCAGCGTGTCAGTAACCGGCTCACTGGAACCATTAGCGGCAGAGAGACTGGTTTTGTAGATCTGGATAAGCTGACAGGCGGATTTCAAAAGCAGGATCTGATTATAGTGGCGGCTCGTCCATCCGTTGGTAAAACGGCATTTGCCCTTAATATTGCTCAAAATGCAGCTGCGGTATCGGATGATCCCATTGCAGTATTTAGCCTAGAAATGTCAGAGCAGCAGCTCATGCAACGTATGATCTGCGCTGAAGTCAATTTTGACGCAAATGACCTTCGTATGGGCGATATTACGAGCGATGATGATTGGAAAAAGCTGACCGTCGGTCTAACACAATTGGCAGAACGAAATATATTCATTGCTGATGATCCGGTTGTTACGGTTCATGACATCCGCGCCAAGTGCCGCCGCCTGAAGAGGGAAATGGGACTCGGAATGATCATCATTGACTATCTGCAGCTCATTCAAGGCAGCAGTGGAAAACGTGGTGAAAACAGACAACAGGAAGTGTCCGAGATATCCCGTGTTTTGAAGCAAATCGCCAGGGAATTAGATGTGCCGGTCATTGCCCTGTCTCAGCTCAGCCGTAACGTGGAGCAGCGCCAGGACAAACGTCCAATTATGAGTGATCTTCGGGAGTCCGGCTCCATTGAGCAGGATGCCGATATCGTGGCTTTCTTGTACCGGGACGACTACTACAACCAGGAGTCCGAGAAGAAAAACATCATTGAAATCATCATTTCCAAGCAGCGCAATGGGCCTACCGGAACCGTTGAGCTCGTGTTCCTGAAAAATTTCAATAAGTTCGTGAATTACGAACGTGTATACACCAACACCTATCCACAACCGCCTCAGGATTTAGAAAACCGCCAATGGGCATAGGAGGAATTTCGATGAAAAACGGTAAACGACCTACGCGCCGCCAAAAGGCTGATATTGAGGCATTTGGACTTAACCCGCTGAACTGGTTGGTATCCAAGGACTCCCCTAAAGAGTTTCTTGTTGTCAATCGCACATCCGGTAAAAAACGCAAGCTGCGAGGTTGACGGAAGGTAATCTGTGGGCGAAGAGGAGTTGAACTAATGAAAGCAACGACAGCTTACGCTCTGGCATGGGTATCATGTGCGGCGGCAGTATGTACCGCAATTGCAGTGACGCACAGCTTAGCACCTTTATGGGCGATGCTCATTCCTGCGCTGGTTTCTGTTGAGTCTGGCGCAGATAAATAGTAGACGCATATGGCGTAACAAAGGGGGAGGTCATGATTATGAATCTACCAGAAGAGGTTGCTGGTTTAATAGAATCTGGAGCAATCTTCTACTGCTCTCATTCAGGTGGTAAGGATTCACAAGCAATGTATGCCTTGCTCCAGGGCTTCATTCCAGAAGATCAATTGGTCGTGGTTCATGCAGACCTGAGTGAAGTTGAATGGACTGGAGTTCAAAACCATATCACCACAAATACCCGGCATCCTGTGAATGTAGTCAGAGCGATTAAGCTGAACGGTGAAGTGAAGACGCTGCTTGGCATGGTAGAGGATCGGGGGAAATGGCCTTCTTCATCGTGCAGACAGTGTACCAGTGACCTGAAGCGCGGACCGATATTTAAGTTTATCCGAAATGACCTTAAACAGCGCGGTGTTTCCATAGCTGTGAACTGCATGGGCATACGGGCGGAAGAATCCTCAGCCAGAGCCAAGAAACAGCCGTTTCAATATAACGTTTCCGAGAGTTGCCGGAGCCGAGACGTATACAACTGGATGCCGATTTTTGATTTAACTACTGAGCAGGTGTTCCAGGTGATACATGATGCTGGTCAGGAACCTTTCTGGGCATATGCTGACGGCAATGAGCGCCTAAGCTGTGTGTTCTGCATTATGGGTTCGGTCAATGACCTTCGACACGGGGCCGTTTGTAACCCGAATTTGTACCGGCGATATGTGGAACTAGAACGGAAAATAGGACACACGATGTTCATGCGAGGCAAACAGCCTGTCTGCCTGGAGGATCATGTTGGCATCAAAATTGAGTAAAGGAGATGTTCTCCATGGATGATGAGAAATGTCCGCAATGTGGGAATGAAAACTTGAAGGTTTATGAGCAAGTTGCAGTCGGAAGAATCCGGTCTGTTAAAACTGGAAAGGTGCTGAAAAATGAAGGATACCTGGAAACGACATGTTGGAACTACTTTTGTAAATGCGGCTGGGTTGGTGAGATTTTAACACCATAATGTGCAGTTCGAAGATTATGTACCATAACACATAGAGGGGATGGATAATATGAGTATCAAAGAATTGGTGACTACAGCTCATAACAACGCGGTAAGTAAAGGTTGGTGGGTTGAAGAGCGCAGTTTTGGGGAAGTTATTGCTCTGATTCATTCCGAGGTATCCGAAGCGCTGGAGGATTATCGGAACAAAAAGAAACCGACAGATATTTGGTACGAAAAAATGGTAGGTGGGTCAATCGTTCGAATAAGCCCTCCGAGTACCGGCAGCGCTTGGAAGCCATGCGGAATTCCTTCCGAGTTGGCCGACGTAGTCATTAGGGTTTTTGATATTTGCGGGAAACGTGAATGGGGTGAACTGCTTGAAAAGAAATATATTGCAATGAGAGCAGAGACGCCAGGACCGAATCAGGTTCGGCAATCATTATCTTTTCCCGAGAATCTATCCATCCTACACAATTGGATTTCGGATGCTAATCGGTGCTTAACAGAAGAAATGACGGTATCATACCTAGCACTGGTGATTATCGACACATTTCGCTTAGCAAAGTTTTATAGCATTGATCTGGAGAACGCAATTGCGGAGAAAATGGCCTTTAATGCCACACGTTCGCAGCGCCATGGAGGTAAAGCGCTATGAGTGATAAAAACAGCAAAACTCAATCTGGTGGTATTGGATTCTTCGGGCTACTGGGGATCGTCTTCATAACACTGAAATTAACGGGAGTCATTGCATGGAAATGGTGGGTTGTGCTGCTTCCACTATGGGGGCCATTCTCAATTGCTGCAGTTGTGGTATTCACCGTGCTGATTGTGAAAGGATTACTTAAATAGACAAAACGAAACCCCTGCAATCCTTGGACGGGCGCGCAGGGGCTTTGTGCTAAAAAAATCCTTACCTATATTATACCAAAAAGGTGAGGGGATTACGATGGCAAAGAGAGCAGCTCAATTGACATTTCCATTTGCGGACTTGGACAGCGACCAGACTCGCCAAAAGGTAGAGGAATATTTGGAGACGGTCCAAGTCTTTCGGAGATTCGGGTTTGTACGGCGGGAAGCAACGATTACGCATAATGCCGCGCCGCAGTATCATCAACGTACAAACACCATCAGCCGCAGCTCAGAAGATATCGCTCTTTGGAATGTATCCAGGGAAGAAGAACTTAAACGCATGTCGGATCTGCTGGATAAGGCAATGTGTAAACTGGGTCGGTTGGAACGTGGAATCATTGATCTGAAGTATATGACCGACGAAGAGGTCTATGATTACAACGTAGCAGACGAGATGCATTTGTCGGAAAAAAGATATCGTGAGATGCGGGACAGAGCGATATTTCTACTAGCCTTTGCGCTCCGGTTAGAGGTCATGAGAGATCCGGCCGTTTTTTGACCGGAATTCGACCGGAATCAGACGGTTTTTTGACCGTTAATTGTCCGTCGTGGGCCTCTATATCCATGTTATATTGGTATCGTGGAAATGAAACGGTGACACGCGCAGCAGTATTACAATGCGCTTCACATATAGAACGGCATGCTGACAACGGCCTTTGGCTGCTTGATAGCATGCCGTTTTCAATTTTAGGAAGGGAGGCATCAAACGATGACAATGACGGAATCCTTCAAGAAGCTATTCGGTGTAGTGGATCAGATCCGCGCCGGAGAGCTAACGATGAACGAAGGGAGAAAGATTATGGGGCTCGATCCCTTGCCTTCTTCAAACTATCGTGAGGGTCCGGGAGACTTCACGAGGGCATTAGTAAAAGAAAGGGTGGAAGACATGAAGGTAAAATACAAATGCTTGAATTGCGACTGGAGGTTCATGGCCTCAGGTCAGAAAGACGGTATGACTTGTTTAGCTTGCGGTGGTCCAACGATCGCTCAGAGTCCTAACGAAGATGATAGACCAGGAGTTAGACCTCCATCAACGTTCAAGATTCCACAGGACACTAGCATGAAGATACAGTATTTGGACAGGCTGATCACTTTGGGAACCAATTATGAACTATCAAGTGAATTACAGAGCGGTTATGTTGCACGGGCCGTGAAGGTATGCGACAGCATTGAAGAGGATCTGGACATTAGAAAGGATGAGAGACATGTTGAGATTTGAAGTCACGACAAGGAACGGAGAACACGAAACCCAGCGGCTTGTCGAGGTAGATAACCTCACAGAGTTGACAACTGATGAAAGAGAAATATTATTCAGTATGGCTAACGGCTGGTCAATTGGAGAAGCCCTAGTAGAAGACATTGATCTGGAATCCACGCTGGGTTCACTTAAAGTAAGAGTGGACGCTGACTTCTCTCCATTAGAAGAGAAACTGGACAAGGTTCGAGAAGTCCTGTCTGCTCCACTTAGCAAATATGTTTCAATCATTGTGGAAACGGAAGAAGCCGAGAAGTAAGGAGCTCCGGCATAGGATGGTGATGGAACATGAACTTCGTCCAGCCGATACGCAGCCAAGAAACAATTAACCAAATCAAAGCATACTTCATGCAGGATAGCTACCGGAACTATATGATGTTTGTGTTCGGTATCAATACAGGGTTACGCATTCAGGATATCTTGAACTTCAAGGTCAAGGATGTTTCCGGTGAGCAGATTGTCATGACGGAGATGAAGACCGGAAAGCGCAAGATCATCCAGCTTAATCCACCATTGCAGCGAGAGATCAAGAAGTACACGGCGAACATGAATCCAGATGATTATCTGTTTCCCTCACGCCAGGGAAAGAACAAGCCGTTGAAGCGCGACATGGCCTATAAGATCATGCGCAAGGCAGCCGACGAATTCGATTTGGTGGACATTGGGACGCACACGCTGCGGAAGACCTTCGGGTATCACATGTACCAGAAGACGAAAGATATCACGATGGTACAGCGCTTGCTTAACCACTCGGATAAGAGCATCACCATGAGATACATTGGCATGGATCAGGACATGATGAACAGTGCCATGAATCGTTTTAGCCTGTGAGTTATTCATAATTAGCGAGTATGGAACTCGAACGGGGGAAGCTGGGAAAAGCCTTGTAGTATAAGGGCGGAGGCAGATTCTGCGGGTTATGCTCACTAATAAGATATGAGGAACTCAGTTTCTATGCAATTTATTCATATTTAGCCTGTCAGCAGCCGGAAGAGGAGGATGTTCGGTTCTTTTTGTTGTACGGTTTATAAGGGATTTCGGCGTTATTAGCACTCTGAATATTTATACATCGGTGGGTGAATGTCAAATGACGCAAGCTTTTTACAAAACAACCAAGTGGAAGCGCAAGAGAGCGGTAGTGATGAGGCGGGATAAATACATGTGCCAAGAGAGTAAACGGTACGGTAAAACTGAACCGGCTACAACGGTACACCACATCTATCCACTTGAGCTATATCCAGAGCTGGCGCTGGTTGAATGGAATTTGGTCGCGCTCAGCGACAAACGTCATAACATGATGCACGATCGCGTGACACATGAAATTACCGAGCTCGGAAAGTTTTGGCAAAATCGTTTTTTAAAAGATTTTGAACTTTTTTTCAAAAATATTTCAAACCCCCCACTTTAAAAAATATTTTTTCAAAAGTTTGGGGACCGGAGGGGGCAGCCTTTTCCAATAGTGCGAGCCGTCAGAAGTTTTTTTGGGGAGGTGATGGGCATGGCGGAGAAGACAGAGAAAGAGAAGGTCAAATCGAAGACAATTGCGGAGATGAAAAAGCTCGGAGTTTACAAAAAAGAGTATAATCGCGTGATTGAGATTTATGCGGAGCTGGTCGCGCAATACGACAAACTGACGAAGGATTTCGAGGACGGCGGCTACGTGTTTGAGGTAGACACCGTTCAAGGCGGCAGCAAGAAGGCTCCGATTGTGGCGACGCTCGAAACTCTGCGGAAGGATATACTGGCATACTCCGACCGATTATGCCTGAATCCGAAATCGCTGGAAACCGTGACGCCCGACAAGC